CCCCCCCCCAGCCAAACCGCCCCCACTTCGCCCTCGGTTGACGCCGCGCTGGGTGAAAGCGGGGCGGGTTCCGAGGCCGCCGCGTCCAGTAATGGCGACCCGGACACCAACACCGCTGGCGAGGGTGGCGACACCATCGTCGCCGGCGACGGCGTCGACTCGATCGAAGGCGGCCTTGCCGAAGACAGCATCGAGGGCGGCGGCAACGACACCCTGATCGGCGGCGGCAATCTCGACGAGGAGGCCTTCGCTGATATGGCGGCTGCTCATCACGACCAGGTCGTCTCCACCGGCGAAGTGATCTCCCTGACCACCCAGCCTAGCGCCAGTTCCGCGCCCCAGGTTTCGGACCTGGCCAGCGTGATCGAACCTGTCGAGACGCCGGCGGCCGAGGCCTTTGTTGGGTCGTCGAAGCTGCCGGCCGTCATCGACCTGGGCATGGACGTGACCATCACCCTCGGTGATCTCGTCACCGCCACCGTCCACCGCTTCGAGATCGATGTCGAGCGGTGGAACGCGCTGTCCGACGACATCCGAGACGACTTCCTCGCGGCGTTCCAGGACGATCTTGCGGAATGCATCCGCTGGCCCGGTTACAGCCGCGTGTTCGTCGAGGTCGTCTCCCGCGACGGCCAGCCCTATCGCCGCTGCGGTCTCGTCTGGACCGGTCAGCCGCAGGTCTTCGGCGTCCACCAGCTGGTCGCCGAACGCCTGCAGGCGGACCCGTTCCTGATCGTCCGCCCCGCCCCTGAACCCGACCAGGACTGAGCCCACCTGTGACCTTCGCCTCCGACCAGGATCTGCGAGACCGTTTCGGCGACCAGGAGCTGCTGCTCCTGGCCGACCGGGACAACGATGGCGTCCTGGACGTCGCCGTGCTCGCGGCTGCACGGGGGGACGCGGACGCCGAGATCGTGTCGCTCGTCGCTGGCGGGGCGACCATCGATCCCGGCAACGTGCCGACCAACCTGGTGCGCATCGCGTGCGACTTCGTTCGCTATCGCCTTTACTCCAACGGAAACGCCCCCGACGACGTGCGCAAGCGCTACGAGGACGGCGTGAAGTTCCTCGGCCTGGTGCGCAAGGGCGAGGCCGGCCTCGATGGCGGCTCGGTCAATGTCGCCACGCCGCAGGCCTCGCCCAAGGCCGCCGCTAGCGAGCCGGGCTCGCGCATCTTCAAGCGGGGCCTGTGATGAGCGCCTCGATCCGCTGGGTCTTCGACAGCGCCAAATGGACCGCCGGCGTCGGCGAGGTCCGCACGCGCCTGTCCAACCTGCCGCCGGCCCTGCGCGCCATCGCCCGCGCCGGCGTCGCCTCGACCCGCCGCCGCTTCCAGACCGGCAGCGCCCCGGATGGCACGCCCTGGAAGAAGGGCCGCAAGAAGACCGGCCAGACGCTGATCGTCTCGTCCCTGCTGCTGCGCTCGGTCAGCGACCGCCCGCCCGAGGCGAACGCGGTCGAGTGGGGTTCCAACCGCCAATATGCCGGCGTCCACCAGTTCGGCTTCAACGGCACGGTCCAGGTGTCGGCCTTCACCCGCGTGGTGCGCAAGATCTTCGGCCGCCCCACCAAGGCCCCGGTGGTGCAGAGCGTTCGCGCCCATGCCCGCAAGATGGATGTACCGGCCAGGTCGTATCTAGGCGTCTCGAACGAAGACGGCTCGACCTTCGCCAACATCCTGTTGCGCTACGCTGCGCAGCCTTTGACCGGCGGCCCCGGTATCGAGGGCGGCGCGGCATGACCATCGCCCCGATCGAGATCCTTGACCTGGCGCCGGTCGTCACCCGGTTGGGGCTGCTCAAGACGCAAGAGCATGGCTTCCGCACGGTGCAGACGGCGGCCGACGCGACCGCCGCGACCGGGCCAGGCGCGACCGTCGCCAGCCCTTCGGCCACCGTCCTTTATCTGGGCGCGTCGCCCTACGCCGTGCGCGAGGCCTCGGGCCCGCTGCGTCAGGGCTTTGACGTGACCATCGGCGTGGTGCTGGGCCTGACCCTGGCCGGCGCGCGCGGCGAGGCCGGGCTGAAGGCCATGCAGGAGCCGGCCGCCCTGATCAGGGGCGCGCTGTTTGGGTGGATGCACCCGGACGCCGAGACGAAGTTCCGCAGCGCCGGCGAAGGCGTCGAGGACTTCGACGAGAAGACCCGAACCCTCTTTTTGCGGCTGGATTTCACCTGCCGCGTCGTCATCCAGGAGACCCTTTGATGACCCCCGAGACCGTCGATCCGCGCGCCGCGCCCGGCACCTATGAGAAGGTCGAGGGCGGCTATGTCCGCACCGACGAGCCGACCGCTGGCGGCAGCGCCCCGGCTCCGGCCCTGGACATCGAGGCCGCGCGCGAGGTGGCCGAGGCCTGCCGTGGCGCCGGCTTCCCGCCGCCGCCGCAAGTGCAGGCGGTCATCGACCAGGCCGACGCCGCCGAGGCCAAGAAGGCCGCCGCCGCCGAAGCCAAAGCGGCCGGCAAGGATGGCGGAAAGATCGCCAGCCAGCCCGAACCCACCAAGCCGGACGAGTCCGGCAAAAAGCCCAAGGAGTAACCGGACATGTCTGATCGCCAGCTGCTCTGGATCAAGAAAGAAGTCACCTACGGCCTGGACCCGGTGGCCGCCGCCGTCGACACGGTGATGGCGGAAGGCGTGACCTTCACGCCCTCGGCCGAGCGCAAGAAGCCGAGCTTCGCCAAGCCCGGCGTCGGCCCGGCGCCTACGGCCTCGACCGTCGGCGTCTATGGCACGCTGGTGTTCAAGACGCCCCTGGCCGCGCCGCTGACCAAGGGCGTCGCGGCCCTCTGGGGCAAGCTGGCCAAGGCCTGCGGCTGGACCGAGACCCTGGTGCCGACCACCTCGGCCACCTATGCGCTGGCCGCAGATCCCAGCGCCGCCGACTCGGTGACCATCACCTATCGGGAGGGTCGCCGCCTGCACAAGCTGACCGGATCGCGCGGCCGGATGGGCGTCGAGATCGCCGAAAACGATCGCCCGATGCTGACCTTCACCTTCAAGGGCCTGAAGACCGTTGTCGCGGACGGCGCGATCATCGCTCACGCCGACGCCACCTGGACGGGCTGGAAGGACACCAAGGCCGCCGCCCAGGGCCGCACGACCTTCACCGTGGGCGCCGCCACCCCGCCGCTCTATTCGCTGTCGATCGAGCAGAGCGACAACGTCAACTTCGCCGACCGCCCCAATCAGAAGGTGGTCGACCTGGTCGGCCTGCGCGAGTTCACCGGCAAGCTGAAGTGCGGGATGCTGCTGCCCAGCGTTCTGAACTGGGAAGCCCTGGCCGAGGCCGATACGGTTTCGACCATGAGCGTGGTCCACGGCACGGTGTCGGGCGAGATCGTCACCATCAGCCTGCGGGCCGGCAACGAAGAGCCCAGCTACGGCGACGACAACGGCCGCGACACCGCCGATGTCAGCCTGAGCCTGATGCCCAGCGCCATGAACACCGACGACGACATCGCCATCGTCTGCACCTGACCGGCCGCGCGCCGAACTCCCTTCTTCGGCGCGCGGGGTCACACCCGCGCGCCTTTCACTGGCCTTCACAGACCCTTCGAGGAACATGACCCATGTCCGACAAATTCGACTTTTCCACCCTGGAGACAGGGTTCGAGGCCGACTGGCCTGTGCGCGTCCCGACCCCGGTCAATGGCGCGATGGTGGCGCAGACGGTGATGTGCCGGTTGCGGGCGATGGCCAGCGACGAGATCGACGCGGTGCTCGAGCGCAAGGAGGCCACGATCATCGACCTGGCGCGCGTCTACTTCGTCGGCTTCGGTCACGGCGAGTCGGCCACCTGGTCGCCGGAGTATCGCGACCGGCTGATCCAGAACCCGCGCTTTCGCACGGCCCTGCACGCGGCCTTTGCCGAGTTCAACACGGGCGCATCCGCAAAAAACTGATCGAGGCGGCGCGGATCCACGCGGTCGGCCGCCGCCTGCAGGTCGAGGTCACCAACACCGAGGTCGAGGGGTTCATCGAGGATCTGCGGTTGTTCGGCTTGCCTGAAGCCGAGATCGCCAAGGCGCGCGCCGACTTCGCGGTCATGCCCACCGCGCCCGAACGGCTGGCCATCCACCCGGACAACGTCCGCGCCGTCCGGATGCTGGAAGCCATGCGCACCCAGTGGTCGTGGCTGGCCCTATCGACCATGACCCAGGCTAAGGCGATCCGCGTCGGCATGAAGTACGAGACCCTCGACAGCACCGCCGCCCGCATGGGCCTGGGCGTGGTGACCGGGGATGACTTCGCCCGCCTGCAGGTGCTGGAAAGCGCCGCCCTGGCGGCCTGGTCGGAGGCGGCGGCGTGAGCAACGGTAACGCCGATCTGACCGCCAGACTGCGGCTTGAGGCCGATGTCGATGACGCGATCAACGACATCAACCGCACCGATGCGGCGATCAAGGGCACGGGCGCGGCCAGCGCCACGGCCGCGCCCGCCCTGGACAAGGTGGCGGCCAGCACCACGGCCGTCGCCGCTGCCTCGACGAAGGCGACGGCGGGCCTGCAGGGCCAGGCCGCCGCTACCGGCCAGGCCGCCGTCGCGGCCAAGGCGCTGGACGCGGCCAATGCCGGCGGCGTGGCGAGCATGGGTTCGACCGCCAAGGGCGCGAGCGAAGTGGCCAAGGCCGCAGGCGGCGCGGCGGCTTCGTTTGGTGTTGCACGGGCGGCGGGCGGCGCTCTGCTGAGCCTGGTCGGCGGGCCGCTGGGCATCGGCCTTATGGCGGGTGCGGCCGTCATGTCCGTCTTCAAGGCGGGTATCGACGCGGTCGGTGAGGCCAACGAGCGGATCAAGGCGGGCCTGGCGACCACGGTCGATGTGCTGGAAGAGCTGCGCCAGCAATCCGAGACCATGGCCGACGAGACGGTCGCGCTGTCGATCGCCATGGGCGACGCCGCCGGCGCGGCCGACGTCACCACTGCGGCCTATGACCGCCAGTCCGCCGCCGCCGCCGGCGCGGCGCGGTCGATCCGCGACATGACCCTGGCGCAGAAGCTCCAGGAGCTGGAGAAGGTTGACAGCCAGCTCAGCGATCTCAAGGCCTCAAACCGGACGACGGGCCTGCTCGGCCTGGTCACGACCGATGGAACCGAGAAGGCGGCCAAGGCGCGCCAAAAGCTGCTCGAAGGCTTGTACGGAAGCGAAACGCAGCGGCAGTTCAGCGGGCGATCGGATGCCGAGTTGGTTGCCGAGGCGCGGGCGAACTACAGCAAGCTCGCAGGGAAAGACCGAGCCAACCTCGACGACTTCAACGTCAAAGACGACACCTTCCAGGTCAAAGTCGCCGCCATCGCGGACCGCGAGGCTCGCAAGGCTGCTTTGCTGAAGGACATCAATCTTCCGCCGGCAGAGACGCCCGCGCTGCTCGACGAAGTCGTCGTCACAGCAGCGCGGAACAAGAAGGGCTCCACCGACCGCCAGGGCTTCAACGCCGGCGTCGCGGCAAAGGACGCCGCCGCCGATGTGGCGGCCGAGAAGGAGCGCACCAAGGCCATCCTCGCTGGCTCGGCGGCGATGGATGCTTACCGGATCTCCGAGGCTGGCCGGCAGGCCGTCGAGAAGGTCGGGCTGGCCGACAAGCCCAAGCTGACCGCCGCCGAGACGGTGCTGGTCGCGTCGATCCGAAGCCGGGCCGAAGAGACCGAGCGCCTGCGGATCGCCAATGAGCGGATCGAGAAGGCCGGCGGGCTGACCAAGGCCGCCGAGGCTGACACCGTCGCCCTGAAGGCGCGCGCCGTCGCCGTGGGCCAGGGCGAGCAGGCGATCGAGGATCTGGAGGTCAAGGAAGCCGGCCTGCAGGTGCTGCAGCGTCTGGGCGTCGACACCCTGGCCGATCTGTCGGGCGAGGCCCTGACCTATGCCCAGGCGGCGATCACAGCGGCCGAGGCGACCGAGCGCCAGGCCATCGCCACCGACAAGGCGACCCGCGTCGCCGGCGTCACCAAGGATCTGGACAAGCGCATCGCCAGCGAGAAGGCCCTGGCGGCCGCCCAGGCCGGCGGCGTGCAGGCCATGGTCGAATACACACTGGCCGAGAGGATCCGCCAGGCGCTGGATCAGGCCGGAACCAACCTGACCAACGACCAGGTCGCGGCCATCACCGCCAAGGTCAGGGCGCTCTACGCCGTGGCGGCCGCCGCTGACGAAGCGGGGCTGGTGGCCAGTGAGACCGAAGAGCTGCGCCTGACGCGGCTGACCAACGACCAGCGCGAGCTGGAAGAACGGGTGCTGCAGCGCATCGGCCTGCTCAAGGCCCAGCACCTGGACTGGACCCGCGAGGAGGTCGAGGCCCGCGCCCGCGCCCTGGCGCTGGTCGACCAGGCGGCCGCCCGCGACGCCCGCGCGATCGGCGACCTGAAACAGAACCTGGAAGACGCCTTCGTCGAGGCCGGCGAGCTGGGCATGGACGAGGTGGCCGACTATGCCGAGCGCGCCCTGCGCAAGGCTATCTTCGATGCCTGGCTGGCCAAGCCCATCGACATCATCGTCAACGCCGTGGTGGGCTCGATCTCCGGCCTTACCGGCTCGATCGGCACGGCCGGATCGGTCGGCGGCGTCGCTGGCCTGGCGTCGATGTTCAACAGCGCGGGCGGACTGGCAGGTCTGGCCTCGGGCTCAGCCAAGGCCATTACCGGGCTCCTCAACAAGACCTCCATGAGCACCTGGAACGCCGCCAAGTTCGGCGGCATGGCCGGCGGCGCGATCGGCGGCGCGGGGACCGGCATGCTGGTCTCTGGCCTGGCCAGCGCGCTGGGCCTGAAACAGACCAAGGGCAACCAGATCGGCGGCACGATCGGCGGCGCGGTCGGATCGTTCATCCCGATCCCCGGCGGGGCGCTGATCGGCGCGGCCCTGGGCAACCTGGTGGGCGGTCTGGTCGGCGGCAAGAAGTCGAACGAAGCGGCGGTGCTGGACCTCAACGCGGCGGGCCAGGTGACCTCGATCGGCGGGGCCAAGCGCAACGACGCCACGACCGCCGCCGCCCAGCAGATCGCCGAGGCAACCGCACAGGTGCAGGCCGCGCTGGTGGCGGCCGGCGCGACCCTGAACGCGACGATCAGCAAGATCGACATCGGCCAGCGCGACGCCACCCACCTCAATTTCAGCAACGGCCAGGCCATGGATACGGCCGTGGGCGATGTGAACGCCGCCATCGAGGCGGCCACCAAGACCATCATCGCCAACGCCAAGTGGGCGACCCAGGCCCAGACCGACTACGCCCAGAAGATGCTGGCCGCCGGCGCCAGCCTCAACGAGGTCATCGCCCAGCTCGGCGCGGCCAGCGGCTTCTCGACGTCGATCGACGACGCCATCGCCCAGCTGACCGATCCGGCCGCCTATGAGCGCAAGGCCGCCCTGGCCGCGATCGAGGCCAACTATCAGGCGCTGAAGGCCCAGGCCGAGGAACTGCTGGCCGCCGGCCTGATCGCGGGCGACGTGCTGGGCCAGCTGGCCAAGCTGCGCGATCTGGAAGTGGCTGACTCGATCGCCAGGCTGGGCGACGCGGCGAAGGACGCGGCCGACAAGCTGGCGGCCGACACCTCGGCGGCGGGCTCGCTGACCGGTTCGATCAGCGACGAGATCCTGGCCATCCTGGACCCGGCGGCGGGCCGCAAGAAGACCGCCCTGGACAAGATCGAGCGCGACTATCAGGCCCGCCTGGCCGAGGCCAACCGCCTGATCGCGGCCGGCGTCCTGGGCGGCGAGGTGATCGGCCAGCTGGAGACCCTGAAGGGCCTGCAGATCGACCAGGTGCTGCGCGAGCTGACCGGCGTGGCCGCCGAGGCGACCGACGCCTTTGGCGAGGCCCGCCCACGTCTGCAGTCGTGGCTGGATGGTCTGTCGGCCAGCAATGACAACCAGCTGAACCCGGCCGAGGAGCTGAAGCTCGCCCAGGCCCAGTACGACAAGCAGCTGGCCATGGCGCGGGCCGGCGACGCCGGCGCGCTGGGCAGCATCACCAGCTATGCCGACCAGCTGCTGGCCGCCGACCGCAACGCCACCAGCAGCGCGACCGACCGCCTGGCGACCTTCAACCGGGTGACGGGCGACGTCAGCGGCCTGGTCGGCCGCAGCGGCGGCGGCGACCCGGTCGCGGCCACGCTGCAGAGCCTGGGCGTGACCCTCGGTGCACTCAACACCAGCCTGAACCCGGCCGGCGGCGGCCTGACCGGATCGCTGTCGGCCGCTCTGGTCGCCGCGCCCTTCCGGATCGGCAACATCCCCGATTTCGGCCCGGTGCTGACCCTGGCGGCCGGCCCGCAGACCGACCGCCTGGTCGCGTCGATCGACAGGATGGGCGCGCAGGTCACGGCCGCGCTGGCGGTGCTGCAGGCCTCGTCCTCGGAGGGCTTCAAGGCGCTGGAAGACGCCTTGCAATCGGGTTTGAACGCCGTTGAAAGCGCGGTCGGCGACGTGCGCTCGGCCACCGACCAGCAGGCCCAGCAGCTGTCGGCCATGGCCGACGAGCAACGCCTGAACGCGGTGTTCCAGCGTCAGAAGTGGGTGGCCTGATGGCTGACCGCGTCATCCTGGTCGAAGTGGACGTGACCTCGCCTTTGGGCGCGCTCTCGACCCTGCGCTTTGCCGACCGCGCCATTCGCCCGATGCATCCTGACGACCCCGACCGCGCCAACGTGGCGTGGGATGACCGGCTGGTCGAGCCGCCGACCCTTCGCCGGGCGCTTTTCGAGGACTTCGCCCAGCTGACCCCTGGCCTGGGCGTCGGGATGATGATCCTGGACAATGGCGACGGCGGGCTGGACGGCTATCAGGGCCACACCTGGGGCGCGATCCGGGTCTGGCGCTGGACCGAAGGCAGCGACTTCGCCGAGGCCGAGGATGTTGGCGCGGGGCTGTGCGCCCTGCCGGGCTTTGATCACGCGTCCGACCAACCCAGCCGCGTGCAGGTCGGGTTTGTCGACTATCGCGGCGAGCTGGACGTCGCCGCCCAGGCCGTCACCTATGCCGGCACGAACGGCGTCGGCGGGGTGCTGTATGAAGGCGCCGCCGATGGCCTGAAGGGCAAGCCCAAGCCCCTGGCCTATGGCCGGCTGACCGACGCCCATATCCCCGCGCCCCAGGTCAATGGCGCCATCCGCGCTCACCAGCTGAACGACGGCGCGGTCAACGGCTCGATCGCCATCTTCGACCGGGGCGACGCGGCAGGCTTCGCCAACCAGGGCGACAAGATCGGCGGCCTGTTTGACGCCTTCAACCCCGCCGCCGCGGCCTAC